GTATAGATCTTCTTATCTTCTCCAAGCATTTCAGTATTAGTACGACAATGCATTCTGATGTAATTCTGTAAATTCATATAGGCTTTATAGTTCTGAAGAAAGTCATCAAGAAAATGAATCTTGTTGAATTTCTTAGCATGAGTAAAGCCACTCAATAATTTTTTAACAGGATCGCGGTAGACTGCAATGCGAACATCACATTTTAATAATTTATTTTTATAGTAATCAAAACTTTTCTCTTGGCCATAATAAGAGTCTTCTCCTAAATGAGATGTGATTATTGTACCCGTAGCTTTATGAGGAGGTTCATTCCAAAAGATTTGTCCAATATAATTCAATACAGTCGTAGAGCCGGCTTTATTATTTCTTACAAAACCTATTCGTTTATTATCAAGAGTAAATCTTATAAGAGCCATTATTGAATAATATCGGTTTGTTTATAGCCTTTTACAATTTCTTTAAATCTTTCTCGATCTTCATCAGGTACGACTATAATATCAAATTCTTTAAAACCTAATTCTACACCAGCAAGAAAACGATTATTGCCTATACATACTTTATATCTCTGTTCTTCCTTGGTACAAATCAAAGGATTAATCTGACCATGCTTTTTAAAGCTGGCTAGAACTTTTTTGTAAAGATCACTTTGTTTCTGGTTGTGAGGACTGCGTTCCAAATTTTGGTTTCTCAGAAATAGCTTCTCTCTTGATACCTTCAATTTGACCTCTTTCTTTTGTTACTCTTTCTGCAGTTTGAAGTTGTCCTAAAACATTAAAAACTTCAGGCTGACTAGAACCTTGGGTTAAAGTATTTTTTCTATTTGTAAAAACCTTAGAATAAGATTCCAATTGATGAGTGTTAACATTCTTGGTATCAAAAGTTCCATCATTATATTTCTTTTTAAATCTTGACCATTCACTAATCTCTCTCATACGATCGCGAGCGGTCAACTGCATACTTGCTTTGCCAAAAGTTTTTTGGTCAATTTCAATTTGATGGAGTTCTTTTTCAAGTTCATCTTTCTCTTCGTCTCTTTTCTTTTCAAGTTGTTTCATTTCAACTTCATTCTTTCGATATTCAAAAGAAAGATTCATTAAATTTTCCAGGAATACATTTTGTTCACGTACACATTGCCAGTACTTTGCAGCATTGGTTGGGTACTTAGCATCATTTAAAACAGAAACTTCCATCTCAGTTGTTGTTCTAAAGACTTGTTTCTTAGTCCAAGTATCTCTAAGCTCTGTGGTTAATGCCTTAAACTCGGCAACCTGATTAGTATCTAATAGATTATTAAGGTTGGGAGCTTCTTTTTCAATGATCGCTAGTATATTTCTCTTCTCTTTCACAATGTGTAGTTTAATCCTTTCTAACTAAAAGTCAATTAACTTGATGTAATATTCGACGCTGTTGCAGTCTCTGTTGCTCCCGTAAATTCTTCAACATTAGCCAAGAGTGGCCCTGCTTGTCCTCCAATACATAATGTTGATGAAGCTGTTCCTACTGCTCCTATCCCTACATTATATCTAGCTGTTCCTAGTGTAGCTCCTGTGGCCCAATTGGTACCATCATAACTTTCACTACTGTTCAATGCAGTTGGAAAACCACCAGCAAATCCTAAGGCAGCCGTTTGTGTACCACCTGAGCCTAGACTCTCCCTGGTTACAATCATACTATTTCCTGCCGTCCAAGTACTTCCATTATATTCTTCCGTTGATGCAGGGTTTCCACCAAAAGCTAGACCTGCAGTTTGTGTTCCTCCTGCTGCAAGGTTATATCTTGCTGTATTCAGACTTCCTGGCGAAGAAGCCCATGATGTTCCATCATATTCTTCTGTGGCACCAGTAGCAGGGGGACCGCCACCAACAGCTAAAGCCAACGTTTGTATTCCACATCCTGCAAGATTTTTTCTAGCTGTATTCAGACTTCCTGGAGAAGAAGCCCATGATGTTCCATCCCATTCTTCTGTTGCGGTTTTGGTTCCTGGGGATCCTCCAAAAGCTAGACCTGCAGTTTGCGTTCCGCATCCTGCTAGCTCGGCTCTTGCAGTGTTTAAATTAGCTACCTCTGTCCATGTAGAGCCATCATAAGTTTCTGTAGTGTCGGAAGTTCCAGGTGCATATCCACCAAAAGATAGAGCTGCAGTTTGTGTTCCAGCAGCTCCTCGCGATGAAGCAGCTACATTTAAATTTGTACCAGCAGACCACGCTCCGGCAGTTGTAACGTTTAATGAATAATTATATTCTTCAGTAGCAGTGGTTGTAGCAGGAGTTTCTCCTCCTGCAATTACAGCAGCAGTATTTGTTCCACCACCTCCAGCAGCTGATCTTCCGGTTGCCATAACCGTTTGTTGTGTCCAAGCCGTTCCATCATATTGTTCTGTTTTATCAGATCGTGTTCCACCTGGAATATGGCCACCCATACATAGAGCGGCTGTTTGAGGACCTGCTCCGGAAACTATTTCACGGCCTGTATTTAAAGCACCACCTGAGCTCCATGATGTACCATCGTATAGTTCAGTAGTTGTACTTGCAGATACCCCACCGGCAGCTAATCCTGCTGTTAAAGTTCCCATCCCTGCATTAATTAAAGTTGTGTTAGGTCTTCCCATACTTCCTCCCGTAGCCCAAGAGGTTCCATCATATTCTGCTGTTGTTGCTGCTGTTGCTGTTGGAGTAGTAGGATCCCCCCCACCAGCAGCGTAAGCTGCTGTTTGAGTACCTGCACTAGCTCCATATTGATGGAGTGCAGGAATATTATTTACTTCGCTCCAAGTCGTTCCATTAAATTCTTCTGTGTTTGTCGTGTTGAGATCCCCATCACCTGCTATACAGGCAGCTGTAGTGGTTCCGAATCCTGAGCCACCGTATCGTGCTGTATTCATGGTTGCCTCATTGGACCAACCACTTCCGTTATAGTGTTGTACTTTATTTGTTGTTGGAGGGTAAGTTCCCATTAAAAGCATAGCACTTTGAGTGCCTGTGGGTCCTAAAGACATTTCATAAGAAGTTTTAGTAATTAAATTTGCGCCAGATGACCAAGCAGAAATCGCTACTAAACCTTTTAATTGACCTCTATCAAAATTATACCATACCTGTCCCTCATTACCTGAAGATAAACTAGGATCAGCTGAGAGGCTTTGGACTGTGAATCCTTTTATCTCTCTATAAGTAGCCATAAAAATTCCTTAAGGAAGAGTTATTGGTCCAGGTCTGTTAGGTTGTTTAACTTTTTGTTCATCAGATAGACCATCCCATTCTGCTTGTGCAGTAGCTATATCAGCATCAATTAACGCTTGAGCTTCAGCTTTGGTTTTAGTAACTCCATTTCTTTCAGCAATCCATACAGCCGCTTTTTCATTGTTACTAACAACCCAGACATTAGATGAATAGCCTCTTAAATAAAAGTTACGTCTATCTTGAACCGTGAAAAAATTCTTGCCATAATTTTCAGCAGTACAATATAAAAATAAATCAGCCATTTTTTCCTCCTTTTTCTATTTATATAGTTTTAAATTCCATTTGTAAATTAACTAGTAGTAATAGTTTCAATCGTATCTGGTCCTACATATTCTTGACTCCCATTAGAAAGGGGAGGAGTCCCTCCAATAGCTAAAGCAGTAACAGTACCTGTGCCACTCAAACCAAAAAGTGCAGTTGCTAAATTAGGAGTAGCTGTCCAAGTCGTTCCATCATACTCTTCTGAAGCATTTATGTGTGTTGTCCCATTCGAACCTCCAAAACACAAGGCATTTGTTTGAATGCCCGATCCTGCATTTTCATATCTTGATGTTCCAATATTATTACCAGCTGTCCATGACGTTCCATCATATTCAGCTGAAAGATTTTGAACTCCTGGATTCCATCCCGCAAAACCTAAACCTGCTGTTTGAGTTCCACACCCAGCAAGATAAGATGTATTAGCAGGATAGTTATTTGAACTAGACCAAGCTGTTCCATTATATTCTTCTGTATTATTAATATAAGCACCAGGTGCACTAGTCCCGGCAGCCCCAAAACATGCTGTTTGAGTTCCACCCCCTGCTCCTTGACGTCGTGCTGTAGTCATAGCTCCACCTACTGCCCAAGATGTTCCATCATATTCTTCTGTAGCTGTAGTATTAACATCTGGACTTGTTCCAGGAGGTGAAGTTCCTCCAAACATTATTGCTGCTGTTTGAGGAGCTTGATTTGCAAAAAATACTTGTTGTCGAGCCGTTAGAACATTATTCACGGATGTCCATGAATTACCATCATATGTGGCAGTTGCGCTGGAAAAAGTTGCTGGAGTAGGTTTTCCCGCAAACATTAAACCTGCTGTAAGAGTACCTGCAGCACCGGTATGATATAAATTGGTAGGTAAATTACCTCCCGCAGCCCAAACTTTTGTTCCTGCTACAGATGTTTTTAAAGCATCAGTAGCTGTGTTATACCAAATTTGTCCTGCTCCAACCGAAGCCGGTGGATCGGACGCTAAATTCTGTACTGTTCTTCCTTTAATTCCTTGATATGTAGCCATTATGTACTCGTTGTTATTGTTGTTGTTCCAGGATCACTAAATTCCTCAACTGTGGTAATTGCCGGAGAGCCACCTCCTATTACTATTCCTGCAATAACAGTCCCAGCTGAAGATTCTCTAAATCTAGCTGTAGTCATAGCAGTTCCTGTGGTCCATGAAGTACCATCATAATCTTGAACTAAAGTAGCAGCAGGACTATTTCCACATAATTTTGCGTCAGTTTGAATACCAAACATACTGTTATATGCTGCACCGGTACCCATTGCATTGCCTGCAGCCCAGCTAGTTCCATCATATTCAAAACAAGTCGTTGATTTAGAATGACCAGGCACTGCCTGTCCTCCAGCTACTATACCTGCGGTTTGGGTTCCCGTCCCTGATATTTGATATCTGGAAGCTGGTAGATCATTAACTTCACTCCATGTAGTACCATTATATTCTTCTGTAATTGTTGGATAACCTCCGGATCCTCCGGTTCCATCTCCTGCAGTACATAAAGCAGCTGTTAGAGTGCCAAAAGCTCCTGAGGTATATCTTCCACCACCCATATCTCCTGATGGAGAAGGATTACTTACCCAAGCACTTCCACCCCATTCTTCAGTAGCCGCAGTAGTAGGTGGAGTTTTTCCTCCAAAAGCTACACACGACGTTGAAGTGCCAGCTCCCATTAAATTATATCGGGCTGTATTAAGATCCGCTACTTCAGTCCATGATGAACCATTATAATCTTGAGTTGGACCTACTTCTGAACCTGAAGATCCTCCTCCAAAAACTATACATGCAGTTTGTGTTCCTGCGTTAGATGCATAAGCATTATGACTTGCAGTAAGTAAACTTCCACCTGAAGACCAAGCTCCGGCTCCTGCAACTTTTAATACTCCTGCAGTAGTATTATACCAAACTTGTCCTTTAACAGGATTACTAGGGTCAGAACTTTGATTTTGAATTTCAAGTCCTTTGATTGCTCTGTAGGTTGCCATAATTCATTATTTGTCTTTCAGCAACCAGCCTTGTGTTCCATCAGTATATACGAGTGTGAAACCGGCTCTTTCGGTTGCTACTGTTAAATCATCAGTAGAAGCGTGAATTTTTTCTGAACCATCAGCGGCAACAGTTAAATTATTAGTATCAAAAGTTCCGGCATAATCGATAACTGCAACTTCATTTCCTATCGCTCCGGCTGGAAGTGTAAGAGTACAAGCATTTGATGTTGTATTAATAAAATATCCTTCTCCAGCTACAGCCGTGTGAGTGGCTCCTGTTATAACAGCTTGCCAAGAAATTCCCCCACCAGCAGCCGCTGCAGCAACAACTCCCGAGGCTCTAAATACATTATCACCTACTGTTCCACTCATAAATTATCCTATAAGGTCTGATCTAAATAACTAATAACAACATCAACATTTGCAGCACTAGCTGTTTGAGCTGAAAGCACATCGGTTGCTTCTAGCACAATTCTTGTCGTATGTTCAAAAGTTGCATTGGCTGCTAGGGCTTGATCAGAATAAATTTCATAATCATTAGCACCGGCATCATCTCGAATATAAAGATCAAAAGTTTCGTCAGCCCCAGCCGTTTCACAAACTGATAGATTAAGCACTGTATAAGTGTGCCCAGATGCTACCGTAAGTAGATCATTTTCAGCATTTGTAACTCCTGCTACTAACTTCACTTTCATTAATTCACTTGCCATTTGTTCCTCCTATTTAAAATCCCATTATAAAAGCTTTGCCAGTCGTTGATAGACTTGGATTCCATGCTGTAGCTACCTGTACGTTGCCATCTGCATCTATCACAATCATTTGTTCTTCTGCTACTTCAATGTCTAATTGATTACGAGTAGCTGTGCTGATTATATCTGTTTTTAATTCTGTTGCCATATTTTTCTATTAAATATCATATTTAAAAGCCCATTACAAAGGCTTTTCCTGTTGTTGTTAATTGTCCACCTGCTGCGTTGGCTGTACCAGCAAAAATCATATTACCACTGCTATCACTTATAATGTGATTAGTAGTAGATGATCCATCGTAAGAAATTACTTTAAATGTTCTTGCAGAATCTGCTGCTGCAGCATCTGCTGTTCCAATAATTATGTTTCCTGCACCAGTAGTAAGATTATCTGCTGCTTGACGACCTATGGCTATATTATAATTTCCTGAAACTTGTTCCAAAGCAGCTTGTCCAACTCCAGTATTATTATCAGCACCAGTTCCACAATCTTTCATGGAATTTTTTCCAATCGCTACATTGTTATCTGTTCCAACACCATCTCTTAAAGCATAAGCACCTACGGCAACATTACTAGAACCTGTTGTTATATCTCGACCTGCTATATAACCAACTATTACATTGTCATCAGCCGAAGTAATTGATTGCATAGAATCAAGTCCAACTGCTGTATTTCTTAAAGCACTACTTAAAGTTCCTGTAGTCGTATGACCGACTAATAAACTGTCTGTGAAATTCGTTCCTTCTTGTTTACCAAAAACAGTTTTACTTGCTGGTAACGTACAGAATACATCTTTCGTACCAGATGCAAAATCTACAGCGGAACCTGAATTAGAACTTGAGATAACACTAGTTCTTGCAAGAGTATCAGTAGCTGCATCTGTTACTGTCCCAAGACCAACTTCCCATTCAGTCGTTCCTTGATTAAATATTGCATAGTAAGTTGTATTAGTATCACCAACTCCTGCAACAAAAGTTTGAAATCCTGATGCGGCACCTGCTAAATCAAAAGTACCTGTTCCAGTTGTTGTACTAGTTTCTTTTACTCTGTCATTTACTACTAAAGCCATTTATTCTCCTTAAGCCATGCTTATAATAGCGTCTGCCGCTGTACTTGGACTAGGAAAAGAAATTGTAAATGTACCATTGGTACAACTTTTACTTCCATCAAAATCTAAAACCACACATAATTTATTTGATGCTGAACTATTATAAATTGTTCCAAAAGCTGCTGTAATTGTTGCTGATGTCCATGAGGTATCAGCAAAATCACAAGATGCAACGGCTGTTGCATAAACAACTGCATTACCACTTAAAGTATTTCCAGCGGCGGTATAATTCGTACCACCCGATGAACTTACTTCATTGGTTGCTACATAAATTGTGCTTGAAGTATTATAAGGATTAGAAGTATAAAGTGCTAATTTAAAAGTATTTCCTCCAGATGCAAAATTATGTGCTCCGGAAAATAATTCTCCCCGAAATGCATAAGGTATTACGTTTGCCATTTATTTGTCTCCTTCATAATTAATTACTTGATGGAGATTTTGAGATTATTTGAGCGCGAATGACTCCATCGCCATATTCGCTTCTGCGTCTTAGACCGATTTGTTCGATCGCATACGATTCTAAAGCTTCTTTATAAGCCGCTTTATAATATTGTAACATATCCTGCGGACCTTTCAAGTATCCATATGTATTTACCAGACATGCATATAAAAGTAAATCAGGATATTTATTCGATACATAAGTTCCAGTTGTTGATTTGCTGGAATCAGTAAGACTCGTAGGCTCTTTATTAAAACCCATAGTAATTTCATAAGCTGTGTCAGGCGTAGGTGCAACTACCCAATATTCTTCATCCCAATTAGCCCAATATTTAGGAAGAGAAGTAGATGCGGTAGATGGAGTATTATAATATTCCGCCATAAAACTCGTATCTCTTTGTTCTAAAAAAACTTGAACATTAGGACTTACATTATCATTTAATAATTGAACATATCTAATTACTCGACAATCAGCTGGAATACTCACATATCTATTTCCAATAATACAGTTTGAGGTGGAATAAAATCTTTCATCATCAACATCAACTGCCCTAAAAATAGTATGTTCGGCGTTTTTAATAATTATTTCTAAAATAGTATCACTAAGAACAGTACTTCCTAC